GGATGTAGAGGTTCGTGCCGTCGCTGGTCAGGCCCGGAGTGATTTCCCACACCAGGCCGTTGAGATCGGCGACGCCGCAGTTCTGCCCGTTGTGCGTCGATTTCGCCAACGTGCTGGCGCTGCCGGTCTTGCCGACGCCGGTATAGGTGCCGTTGCCGTCGTAGGTCCAGAGCACCGTGCCATCCTGCGCGTCCGACAGGGCGTTGTTGTTATTGCCCTTGGGGAAGTTGTTGGTGGCGTGATACCAGGCACAGTACGTGGCGGCCGTGCTGGCACGCGCATGGGCGTAGGAGAGCAGCGCCAGTGCGGCAAAAATAAATCGGCTGTTGCAGAAGAAGTTCGCGCCTCGCGTCTTGGCCGCAGCGATGGCTCCGCCGTAGGTATCCGATGGCGCACCAGTCAGGTTGCTGAATTGCTCGTTGACCAGCGATCCGCGCGCAGCACTGGTGAGCACGATGCCATTGGCCAGACTCGATGCGGTGCCGGCGTTGTAGCTGGCGATGTACTTGTCGACGAACACGCCGCGCTGTACCGCGCCGGCATCGTAGAAGGCCCGGTGCAGGGCATAGCCATCGGCATTCGCGGCGGTGACGTTGATGTAGGCTGATTCAGGCTTGATGCCGACCTCGTTCAGCGCGACGCCGTTCGATCCGGTGCCCCACTTGTAGTAGAAGGCCGGAATCCAGCACATGACGCTGCCGTCGGTGTATTGGTAGTTGCCGTAGTTCGCCGACGACGGATCGCGCGTGCCGGACATTTCAGACATGCCGGCCGGTAGCGTGCTCGGGCAGATGCCGACGCCGAAGCCCTGGCCGCCGGGGGTGCCGATGTTGTTGAGGTAGGCGATTGTCGACACCAGGCTGTTCCCTGGTCCAAGAAGGCCGATTACCGCGCCCGTCGCATCGTGCTTGTAGCGTGCTACGCCGTATTTCAGTAGTTTTAGGAAGAAGGACATGGCGGCTCCTTAGCTGTAGCTCAGCGATGCGCGATTGTCGGCAACGTTATCGAACGTTGCATTGCCGTCTGCCCAAAGCACAACCCCGGTCGCCATGGTCAGGCGTGAAATGCGCCATGTATTGGCGCTGCTCAACGTGCCTGGCAGGGCCTCGCACATGTAGGTGTAGCCAGCCGTGGTTGTCTGGTCGATGATTTCGGCTAAACCTACATCAACAACGGGCGTCGCCCGGACTTCGCTATGTTCCATGATTAATCCTTCCCTTGTAGGTGCTGCGCGGCGATCGGCGCCGAGTGGTCATACGAGCGCTCGATCTGCTCGGCGCTGGGCAGGGGCGCGCGTTCGGTTTTCGTGATGACGATCGTGCCGCAGTCGTCGCGGTCGAAGTCGAGGTCCACGGTGTCGTAGCCGTAGAAGCGATCGGCCTGGACGTGATAGGCATCCATCAGGCTTGTGGTCTTCGGCATGGCGATTTCGACGCCCATCTCTGCCGCGACCCCCAGCCACCACTCGACGCAGGCACGGCCGCGCTCGGCATCGACGACGTTGTCGTAGGTGTAGTCGCAGCCGAACAGGCTGATCTTTCTGGCGCCCCTGTAAAGGGCATAGGCGACGGCATAGGGCGCGGTGTTGTTGAAGTAGCCCAGCGGGAAGCGGGTCAGCACATCCGCCAGCGGGAACTCTTCCAGCGCCGGATAGTCCGGATGCGCGCGGCTGGTGACGACCGGCACCTTCGTGGTCTTGAGCCAGTCGAGCATGCGCGCAATGTTGCTGCCGGGCTGCGCATCGGCGCGGATCTGCTGGATGCGCACGTCGTCCATGTGAAAGATGCGGTCGCAGGCGAACACGTCGCCCAGGGCGTTGATGCCCCAGGTCTCGTCGCAGTAGGCGTGCCGACCACCGAAACGCTTGGTCAGTTCGAGATACTGTTTGACGGACGGGCCGAGGCCGAGGATGGCAATATGCATGGAGGTTTGGTTTTGGCAATGAAAAGGGCGGAGCGATTGGAGTCGCCCGCCCTGCTCGGGTTGCGCTGGCTTACGGGTTGCTGATCGGCGCGACGCGCGGATCGAACAGCACGGCGACGGCATCGATGCAGCCGACAGAGGTGGTGCCGGTCTGGACCGCGTTCAGTTGCACGTAACGCTTGATGCCCTTGTAGCCGACACGCTTGGCGACTTCCTTGCCGGTACCGGCCACGCGCGCGCCGGCGAGCAAGGAGGCCAGTGCTTCGGTCCCCAGCATGTCGGCATCGGCGACGCTGGTCAGCGTGCCGGTGACGTCACCCTCTTTCATCACGAGCGTGACGATCGAGCCGGTGGTGGTGACCGATCCGTAGGAGGCGAGGAACTCCACACCGCCGTAGCCTTGGCGATCGATGATCGCGCCGGTTTTGGTGGCGTTGGCGCCGATGGCCGCGGGCGTGATCGCCTGGACCTGTTTGATGTTGCTGTGCAGTTCATTCATGACTTTTCCTTTCGAGAGGGTTGAGTCAGGCGGCCGAAGCCGCCCGAGCTGTTACGTTTAGGCCGAGAACTTGAGGAACTTGACGGCCTCGTAGTTCACCGCGCCGCCGCCGGTGCGCTTGGTGGTGTAGAACACCACGTAGGGCTTGGCGGTGAAGGGGTCACGCAGGGTGCGCATGCCGACGCGATCGACCACGGTGTAGCCCTCGGCAAAGTCACCGAACGCCAGCGACAGCGAGCTGGCGGCGATGGCCGGGACATACTGGTCGATGTTCACCCCGTAGCCGAGCAGCTTGTCCGGCTGACCGGCCTGCAGGCTGGGTTCCCACAGATAGCGGTCGCTCGTGGCTTCCTTCATCTTGCGGACGGCGGTACGCACTTCGCGGCGCATGAGCCACTGCGCGCGCTGCAGGTACTGATCTTTCATGGCGCCGATCAAGTCCTGCAAGGGGTCCGCCTTGGTGGTGTGGAAGGCCCCCGAGGCGCCGGTGACGACGTGCTCGAAGGTGCCCCATGCGCGGGTGTCGTCGCTGGTGGCGGCGGTGGTGTAGCTGAACAGGCCGCGCGGCTGACCGACGCCGGTACCGGTGCAGAAGGCCGTGCCTTCGACACGCCCGAACTTGTCGGCGACCTTGCCGGCGAGCCAGCCTTCGACATCGGTGGCAGCGTCGTCGATCAGCTTCTGACTGATCTTCGGCAGGGCGTACATTTCATGCGCGGCGATTTCCCACTTGCCGACTTGCGGCGTATTGGAATCGCTGCGCGCGCCCAGTTCGGCGACCCAGCCGGCATCGGCTTCGTTGTTGTCGATGATGCCTTCGATCTTCTCGGTGCCGATGGTCTGCACCGTGGCCAGGCGACGCATGGTCGATTGCTCGAAGAGCTTGACGACGGTACGGCCGACGGTGGAGTGCGGCAGTAGGTAGCCGCCGTCAGGATCGCTGCCGGCCTGCATGGCCTTGCGCTCGTCGGGCTCCAGGGAATCAAGCTGCACGCCGGCGACCATCTTGAAGAAGCCGCTCTTGTAGTGCGTGTAGCCATCGACATCGAGCGCGGCCGGGATGGGCTTGCCCTTGCTCTGGAACTCAGCGCGCATCATTAGGTTGAAGCCCTTGACCTCGGCCTGCAGGTCCTTGTCTTCCTTGCTGTGGCCGGCGCCGGGCGCAGTGGCCTTGGCCATGAAGTCTTCGATCAGCTTGCGATCGTCGGCCAGCCTGTCCATGGCGGTGCTGAGAGTGGCGAGTTTGGCTTCGATATCACCCACCGCTTTGCCGTCGGCCTTTGCGGTAATCAGCGCGGTGTTGGTTTTCTTGAACTCTTCCCAGGCTTCGCCCTGCTTGTCGATCAACGACTTGATGTCGATCAGCGAGGTTTCGCCGATGAGCATGGCACCGCCGCCAAGGCCGGCGAAGAAGTCGGGATCGATGATGGGTTGACCGGCGATGGCGAAGCCGGCGGCGATCGCCAGGAAGGCGACCAGTGCGTACTTGACGTGACTGAGTTTCATGATTGGGTTCCTTTTAGACGGTTGATGTTGCCGGTGAGGGCTGCGGTGAGTTGCGCCAAGTCGTCGCCGGCATCGCCGCCGGTGGATTTCTTGATGCGAGCAATAAGGGTTTTGGCCTCATTGCGGGAGAAGCCGCCTGCCTCACGCAGGTAGTCTTCAATTTCGGAAAGGCTGCACAATTCTTCGAGAGACTTGACGCTGGTGACGCGCGCCTTGCCGTTCATGGGGCGCGTGACGGGCGAGACTTCAACCAGGTCGATGCGCTTGAGACGGCGGCGCGGCTCGTGCGGCTGGCTGCGCGGGATGGATTCCTTGGCGATGTAGCCGATGGACAGGCCATTGATGGCCGGACGCGGCTGCATTTTCATGAGCTTGTACATCTCGATGCCGCGCGGCGTCTCGGCCAGCGTGCCTTCAACCTTGAGGCCGACGCCATCTTCGACGAAGTCGGTCCAGACGCCGATGGGCGTGAGGTCTTCGGTGGTGAGGCCCATACCGCCGTGCTGCGACATCATGGCTGGCCAATCCTGACGACCGGCCTTGATGTCGGCGAGGAAGTTGGCGAAAGCGCCCGGCTCTATCAGGTCGCCGCCGGCATCGACATTGCCGAAGACGGCGCCGTAGCCGGAGAAGCTCATGGCGGCGACGCCAGTGGCTTGATCGGGCGGCGCCAGCTTGATTTCGATCAGTCCGCAGTTGATGCGATCCATGGTCGGGGTCCTATGCGTAGAAGTCGGGAGCACGGCCTTTTGTGGCCATGTTGGTGCTCTGGTAGTGCAGGTCGCAGGTATGCACGAACAACTTGCCCCCCCCGCCTATCGTGGGCAGCGTGGTCAGCTTGAAGGTGGCTTGTACCAGGCCATCGACTTCGATGTCGTCATGATCCATTAACGTGGCCGTGGCCGATGCTCCGGAGATGATCACTTCATCGATACGATGCCGGTATTGCGGGGTTGTGGAGATATCCGCAGTCGGGTAGGTGATAGTGACGTTTTTCTCTGCCGGGAAATTGGCCTGGTTGTGCCCTTTGGCGTAGCTGTGATAGATGTCAAATACCGCATTTCCGCTAATGCTGGTGCCGTTGTGCGACCAATGCACGTGGAAATAGATGTCGGTTCCCGGCGCGTAGTCATGCGGGATATGGAACTCGAAGTCGCAGACATCGTTTGCGACAAAAGCATATTGCCCAAGATTACCGCCTGAGTAAGCGGCCCGTGTCGGCGAGCCGACTCCGCTGGCCTTGGGATGTGTATTGCCGATGATGTCGCGCCAGCCGAATACCGGGGAATCGATATCTACCTTAATGCCTTGCCCTGATGTTTTCGGCAGGATGCCGCCACCGCTCAGCCTGGGTGTGATGAGAAGTGGCGAGTCGTTGAATACGGCCAAGCCGCTCCCGGTCTCGTCGGTGAGTTTATCGATGAGGCGTTGCGAATTTTCCTCTGGCACCCGGATATAGCCGGCAGCCAGTAGGGTAACGACGTCTTGCTCGGGAACGATAACAATCCCATTGCTGATGGTATATCGACATCCATCGATGCCG